GACAAATAATATATTGTTAAAGTGGATGCGGTCTAAGCCAAAGAACAAAGAATTAAAATTACTTTCTGATAATATAATAAAAATAGAATTTTACGTTAACCAGTTACAACAGAACGACAGGCTTAATCAAGAAATAATATCAGAATATAGATATAAACTAAACAAACTTAAATTAAAATAAAACTATGTCACACAGACCACACGCTTTTGAAAATCAAATCTTTGAACACTACAGGGAAAGAGCAAAACAAATTAACTTAGCTATAGAACTATTAAAAGAACATAACTATACGATTGTAGATTTACAGGGAAACATTATACGCAAAGAAAATGAATAGAGTTAATAAATATACTAGAGCAGGGGGAGAAGGTAAATATATATATTGTTCTAATTGTAATGTAAAAACAAAAGTATATCACTTTAGTTGGTCCGCTTTACAATGTGGGGGATGTAAAAATATGATTGATAAATATGATTATTTATTAGAAGCTAGAAGTTTTAGATCTAGGCAAGGCAGGTCAAATAGACAATACAAATCATCTTTTATGGTTTTAATATTATCTTTTATTCTTTTATTAATATCCTTTATAATTTTTTTATGATATTATTAGTAGACGCAGATAGTTTAATATTTGCCAGTTGTTACAGAACAAAAACTCACCCAGAAGACAATCCTTTTTTTGAAAACATAGAAGATAGTATTGCAAAATTTGATGAGCAATTTATGAAAATTGTAAATGACCTAGAAGAAAAATACCCAGTTGAAAAGGTTATAACATTTAATGGAAGCAAAGGTAATTTTAGAAAACTAATAACTAAAAAATACAAAGCAAATAGAAAGAAGCAACAGCTTCCGCCTTTACTCCACCCTATGCACCAATACGTCAAGGACACATATGATAGTAAGTTCGGTTTTGGAATAGAAACAGACGACCTAGTTGCTAGGTATTGGTATAAGTTAACAACAGAATTAGGCAGAGACAATGTGATGATAGTCAGCATAGACAAGGATTACAAACAGTTTCCTTGTTTAATGTATAACTACCATTACAAACATAAGGTAATACTAGATATAAGTCCGTCAGACGCTTTATATAACTTCTACGAACAAATGATAGTAGGGGACACAGCAGACAACGTAAATTATTTTAAAGGAAAAGGCAAAGTATTTGCAAAAAAATATTTTGTAAATTGTGAAACTAAATATCAATACACAAAAAAGATATACGAATTATTTAAAGAACAATACAAGGGCAAGGCAAGACAAAAATATACTGAATGCTATGCTCTTTTAAAACTTAGAACAATATGATAAACAGCTTACTTAGTAGATTAGGAATTGAGGTTTGGAAAGACATTCCAGAATATGAAGGACATTATCAAGTTAGTAATTTGGGAAATGTAAGAAGTATTAAATTTAATAAAATTAAAAAAATAAAACATTTAATAACAACATCAAAAAGATGGAGAGTTAATTTATATAAAAAAAATAAACTATCAACGAACAACAGGGTTTCAGTTTTAGTTGCTGAGGCATTTTTAAATCACAAAAGATGTGGTCACAAATTAGTAGTGGACCATATTGATAATAATAAAATAAATGATAAACTGTATAATTTACAAGTAATTACACATAGACAAAACTTAACAAAAGACAGAAAAAACAGAACTGGTTATACTGGAGTAACTAAAAACAAATCTGGAAATCGTTTTGACGCTGCAATAAGAGACGGCAAGAAAGTAATATATTTAGGTTCACATAAAACACCTGAAGAAGCATCACAAGCATATCAAAAAGCACTGAGTAAATTAATATGAAAAACTTAACACCAGCAGAAATAGGCAAGAAAATAAAAAAACTTGCTAAGGTTGACCTATATTCAGATTCAAGAAAAGAAGAAGTTATAATACACAGATCACTGTTAACTTATATTCTTAGGGAAAAATTAAAAATGAGGTGGATTGCTATTGCCTTATTTTATAACTCACAAGGAAAACCAATGGACCACGCAAACGCTATGAATAGCTTTAAGCAATATCCAGTATATAAAAAAAAACATAAAAATTTAAAAAAACTTGAAAATTTATTCACGTTTAAAAGTGATTTAATATATGATGAAATAAATGAAATACATTATTTAAAAAATCAAGTTAAAAAATTAGAAAATAAATTTAAAAAAAATCCTCTTTTTAATTCAATCAAAAACATACCTTTAGAAAGGCAAGAAGAAGCTGCTGAAAGAATTGCATTAATGAAACGAAGTTGGAAATGGAAACAAAATACTTAAATAAATACGTTATATAATTATGCCACAGTTAATCAAACTATACAAAATCAAGGGAAACCCTAACAATCCAAGGATAGTAAAAAATGAAAAATTTAAAAAATTAGTTGAATCAATTAGGGGTTTTCCTGAAATGTTTGAAAAAAGACCTATAGTGGTTGATGAAAACTTAATGGTGCTAGGTGGCAATATGAGATTAAAAGCCTGTCAAGAGTTAGGCATCAAAGACATATGGGTAGATATAGCCACAAGTTGGACAGATAAACAAAAGAATGAATTTGTTATAAAAGACAATAATCACTCAGGGGAATGGGACTGGGATATACTTGCTAATAACTGGAGTACCTTAGAGCTTCAAGACTGGGGACTGGATGTGTGGAAAGGTGCAGAAGAAAGTGAGTTTTTTGATGTTGAAGATGTTGAAAATAATGAAAACAAACCAAAAGCAAGTGATGACAATTACAGTGTATTTGAAATGATAATGCTTCACGAAGACAAAATATTTTTATTAAATGTTTTAAATAATATAAAAAAAGAATTAGATTTAAAAACAACAGCTGATGCTTTATCACACTTAGCTAAAAACCATAAAACAAAATGAAAGAAAACAATGCATTTATTAGCTTTGAAAATGACAAAGCAGGATTAATATTTGATGACAGTAATGATTCAGTATATCCTATTAAGTATTATAACGTAATAAACAGTAAAGGTTTTGAGCCTAAAGAAGAATGCTCTTATTATGGTTATTGTTATGAGGGGTCAACTCAATTATTTCAAAATGACCGCAGTACAATGTCAATTTATGAGGGTATGTATTTTTCAAGTTCAAAACTTAAAAATGATTATGAAATTAATCCAATATTTTTTAGTCCTAATGATTTTAAAATGATTATAATTGAAGTATATCATAATAAAGGAATATATCCTAAAACTAAATACAAAGCAATGAACTTAGTAGGTGGACCAATTGAAGAAGAAGGTCGCTTAAAATACATTGATGGCTGTACAGATTCCTTATTAATACCGCCAGTTAAATTAGGTGACCCTTGCTTTAATCATTTACACTTCCCTAGTAATATAGACCAAACATCACACACCCACCCATCACACAGAATAGGAATAGTAGCTAAAGGAAATGGCGAATGTCTTACACCTTTTGGCAACCTACCGTTAACTGAAGGAATGATATTTGTTATAAAAAAATGGGACGGCAATACAGAAAACAAAGGCTTAGACGGCAAGATGTATCCTAATGGAACACACAGTTTTAAAACACCTAAAGATACAGGTATGGATGTCATTGCTTTTCACCCAGATTCAGACTTTGGAGCAACTGATGTAAACCACCCTATGATTAATAGAACAATTGTAGACGGTGTGTCCGCTAATTCTTTAGACCATATAAGAACTCAGTAATGTCAAGAGCCAGAAAAAAAGAATATATTGAAGCTAATGTTTATGAAGAATCACTAAATAGAATAAGGTATTTATTTGATGCATTTGATAATATTGTAGTTAATTTTTCAGCTGGCAAGGATAGCACCGTTGTATTAAACCTAGCATTAATAGTATCAAAAGAAAAAAACAAAAGAATTACAGTCAACTTTTTTGATGAAGAAGCTATACATCCACCTACTATAGAATACGCTAGACGAGTAAGCAAAAACAAAGCAATTGATTTTAAATGGTATTGCTTAGAATTTAAACATAGAAACGCTTGTTCAAATGAAGAACCGTTCTGGTATTGCTGGGATGTAAATAAGAAAGATTTATGGGTGCGTGAATTACCAAAAGAAGCAATCACTAAACATCCTAAGTTTATAAAAGAAATGAGCTTTCAAGAGTTTAGTTCTTTGATGCCTAATAAGGTTGACGGTCTTACTGCTATACTAACTGGCGTAAGGACACAAGAAAGCTTCAGACGAATGAAAGCAGTATCAACAAAAAAGAATGACAACTATATTGCAAGGGACGGTCACGTTTCACATTGTCACCCAATATATGACTGGTCTAGTGAAGATGTATGGCTAGCAGTACACAAGTTTAAATGGGATTACAATACAACATATGACGTATTTAATCAAACAAGATTATACAATAAGTTTCTAGGTCAAAGAGTATGCCCACCTTTTGGAGAAGAACCACTTAGAGGTCTTTGGATTTATGCTGAATCATTTCCTGAAATGTGGGAGAAAATGTTATTTAGAGTTAAGGGTGTGGCTACTGCGTGGAGGTATGCAAATACAGAACTGTATGGTATTGGTAAAAAAGTAAAGCCAGAAAATTTAACTTATAGAAAATGGGCTGAAGTAATACTTGAAAGTTATGATACAGTAGAAGTCAATGAAGTTAAAAAGAATTTAAACACTTTAATAAAAAGACATTACGATAAAACGAATGACGAAATACCAGACGAGGAAGTACATCCATTAACTGGGACATCTTGGTCTTTTATTTGTAAGATATGTATTAAGGGAGATTTTAAAGGTCGTACAGGACCAGCCTTAGAAGGCAATGCAATAAACGCACAAAAAAAACTAGGGATACATTCTTTTGATGAAGCAGTAAAAATATACGGTAGACCAGAATATCAAAATAAAAGATTTAACAGAAAATAATATGAAGCAACCTTTAGATAAAATTACTTGGATTGAACGTGATAAATTAAAACCAAATAATTATAATCCTAACAAAGTAGCACCGCCTGAATTAAAGCTATTAAAAATATCAATACTAGAAGACGGCTGGACACAGCCTATTGTTGTTAATCCTGATTATACAATAGTTGACGGTTTTCATAGGTGGACTGTTTCCGGACATAAAGAAATAAGCGTTCTAACGGAAGGAAAAGTTCCTATCGTTATGGTTAGTACAAAAGACCACTCACAGCAACAGATGGCTACTATACGTCATAATCGTGCTAGGGGAACACACGGTGTCTTAGCAATGAGCGATATAATAACACAAATGGTCAAAGACGGTGTAACTGGCAAAGACATTATTAAAAGACTAGGAATGGAAAAAGAAGAAGTAGTACGTTTATTATTTAGATCTGGCATTCCAAAAAGTGATGTATTTAAAGATTCTGAATTCAGTAAAGCGTGGCAACCTAAATAAAAATAATTATGACAAAATCTGACATACTAAAAAGTAGTTTACTAAAAGCACTTGAAAAAGCTCTAGGCGTAGTCACAACGGCTTGTTTAAATTCAGGCTGCAGTAGGGAAACCTTTTATAAATATTGTAAAGATGACGCAGCATTTAAAGCCAAAGTAGATGACATTTCTAATATAGCTATAGACTTTGTGGAAAGTCAACTGCATAAACAAATACAAGGCGGCTCTACAGCAGCAACTATATTCTATTTAAAAACAAAAGCTAAACATCGTGGTTATGTTGAAAGGCAAGAAATAACAGGTGCAGAAGGAATGCCTACTAACTTTCAAATAGAAATAATTGGATCAAGTAAAAATAAAGACTAATATTGTTTATGACCACCTAATAAACTCTGATAAAAAAATAGTAGTTGAACAAGGCGGAACAAGGTCAGGCAAAACCTATAATATAATCTTATGGATAATATTTGAGTATTGCACTAATAACAGAAATAAGGTAATTACTATTTGCCGTAAGTCATTCCCTAGTTTAAGAGCAACTGTCCTAAGAGATTTTATAGGTATACTACAATCCTATAAAATGTATAAAGAACACCACCACAATAAATCAAATAGTGAATATCACTTGTATGATAACCTTATAGAGTTTATATCTTTAGACCAACCACAAAAAATAAGAGGTCGTAAAAGGGATTTACTTTTCATAAACGAAGGTAATGAGTTATATTTCGAGGATTGGCAGCAGCTTATATTTAGAACACAAGACCGCATAGTAATTGATTACAACCCTTCAGACGAATATCATTGGATTTATGACAAGGTAATAACTAGGGATGACTGTGACTTTTTTAAAACTACATACATTGATAATCCATTTGTTGAAAAATCAATAATAAAAGAAATAGAAAGGTTAAAAGATACAGACGAGCAATACTGGCAGATATACGGCTTAGGTGAAAGGGCAGCTAGCAGAAGCACTGTATTTAGATATGCAGAAGTAAATAAAATTCCTGAAGATGCAAACCTAATTTCATACGGAATGGATTTCGGTTATACAAATGACCCAACAGTGTTATGTTCTGTTTATACTTTAGATCATAACTTGTATATAAAAGAACACCTCTACAAGACGCAAATGACTACCAATGATATAAATGTATTCTTAAAAGAAGAAAAGCTGTTAAACAAGCCTATATACGCTGACAGCGCAGAGCCACGTCTAATAAGTGAATTGCGTAAAATGGGTCACAATATATTCTCAAGTATAAAAGGCAGGGATTCAGTAAACGCTGGTATTGATTTATTAAAGCGTTATAAGATTAATATATTATCAACTTCATTAAACACTATAGCTGAATTTAGAAACTATAAATGGAAAGAAGACAAAGCTGGGATGCTTACCAACACTCCGGAAGACAAACACAATCACGTTATTGACTCAGCGAGATACGCTGCTTACTCAATTTTATCCTCTCCCAACTTCGGTAGATATACTATTCATTAAAAAAAA